TGGAGAATGGCGACAGACAAACCCAGCGGCACCGGCAACACACCGCTCCCGCCACCTATCAGAGCTGTATTCGACATTGCCGGGTAGCACGTGGGGAGGACTTATGCGCAAGTTCCGCAAGGCGGTGCGCAAGGCCAAGGCCGGAGACACCAGGGAACTACAAAACTTTATCAACTCAAGCCTCGCTGAGCCGTGGAAGCCGGAGGCCGCAAAGATGCGCAAAGAGGATGACATTTGCTTGCTGAAGGACGAATCACGCGGCCGCAATATGGTGCCGTCATACATGCCAATCGCTGGCTTGACGGCCGGGATTGACACCCAGGACAACGGATGGTTTTACGTGGTGCGCGCATGGGGTGCCGGTGAAATGATGGAGAGCTGGCTGGTTCGCGAGGGCTTTGTTGATTCGTTCGATGCGCTGGGGCGCGTGCTGTACGGCTCGCAATACATGGACACATCCGGCCGGCAGTACGTCATCAATGCGGCGTTCATCGACAGCCAGGGGCACCGTACCAGCGACGTGTATGACTGGTGCCGTGACCACAAGGACTTGGGTGTCCGCCCGACCAAGGGCGAACAACGACTGGCCACCCCGTGGGCGTCAACCACGTTGGACACCTACCCAGACTCCCGACGGCCGATACCGGGGGGGCTTAACCTGTACCGAATTAACACCACGTTTTTCAAGAATTTCCTGTCCAACAAACTCCGCATTGCACTGGCCGACGCTGGGGCTTGGCACCTGCACGCCGAGGTAGGTGAGGACTACATTAAGCACATGGCCGCAGAGTACCGCGACGAAAACGGTATATGGGTATGCCCAAAGGGCAAGGCAAACCACTATTGGGACTGCGAGGTGTTGGCGCTGGCCGCCGCTGACTGGGCTGGGATTAAGACTTGGCAGGTAGACGACTTTGACGATGCCGGTGAAACCCGGGAGGACATCTCCCGCATCAGGCGCAAGGAAGAAGAGCGATCACGGAGGTGGTGAAGTGACCATTGAACGCAAGCAAGATACGAAAAGCAAACGGCATCAGGCGGTACCTGAAGAGCAACAGGAACAGCCAGCGCCACAGCGTCCACAGGAGCAACGACAATCAACCGACGACCAGCCGGTAAGGGGGCGACCACTGCACGGAGCCAAGGCTATTGCCGACTACTGCGACATGAGCATTTGCACGGTGATGAAGTGGATTCACTTCGAGGGCATGCCGGCGTCAACAATTGGCGGCATCTGGATATCCGACAGCTCAATGATTGACCGCTGGCTGTTGACAAGAATTGAACGCGACACGGAAACCAGAATGGCGGAGCGCTATTCCGATTACACCGGAAAACCGGCGCGGTGGTAACTAAAATCACATAGAATCAACTAGAATCACATAGAATCACATTTGCTCAAGTGGTTGATTTAGCAATTGTGGGTGTCATGTTTATAGTCCGCAGGCATGACCACACTTGAGCAACTTGAGTCGGCAAAGGCCAAAGTCCTTGAATGGATGGCGGCCGGCAAATTCGTGTACCGATCGGTGCAGATTGGCGACCAGCGGGTTGAATTTACCACGATGCAGCAGGCCGCTACGGCGCTTCGCACCATCGACCAGTTGATTGCGCAAAACAGCGGCGGCATCAAGTGCCGCACCTATGCCGAGAACAACGGCCGTGGGTTTGTCGGGGGGTGCCGATAATGGGCTTCACCGACAAAATTGCTGGTGCGATTGACGGAGCGGTAGCAATCATTGCGCCTGGGCTGGCTGAATCGCGACAGGCCGCCCGCCTGCGGATGCGCAAGTATGCCGCCGCCCAGACACCGCGAACACAAAAGGGATTCTGGGGAGTTGACGGCAGTATCTCGCAAGAGATCAACAGCAGCTACAAGCAGGTTCGCCAGCGTGTCCGTCAACTGGTTCGCGACTTCCCCCACTTTTCCAGTGCGGTTGACAACCTTGTTGCCTTCCGCGTTGGCGACGGCATGACATTCAAGAGCCAGGTTCGCGACGAAAGCACCGCCGCCACCGGCGACCTTGACCGCAAGGCGTGCCAGCTTATCGAGTCAGCATTCAAGCGGTGGAGCGAGAAGGCCGACAGCACCGGAAGGCGATCGTTTGAGGAATTGCAACAGCTCAGCGAGCGTCAAGAGGCCGAGTGCGGCGAATACTTTTTTCTGAAGCGTACCGACCGCAAGTATACCGGCGTACCAGTGCGTTTGCAGGCTTTCGAGAACGACATCTTGACCAGTGCCACCGACAAACTCCGCGTCGGATCTTATTGCGATGAGGGTGTTGAGTTCGACATCAGCGACGGCGAGATTCTGGCATACTGGATCAATGAAGGGTACGACCCGGCATTTTCCATCACCGGAAACATCATCCGCTTGTCGGCAGAGCGCGTTATCCATGACTTCCCAATCATGAGACCGAACCAGCACCGGGGTATCTCCCCGTTTGCGCCGGCAATCATGATCAGCGCCGACCTGTCCGACTACATCAACAGCGAAATCGACAGCCAGAAGATGGCCAGCAAGTGGCTGGCGTTCGTCACCACCGACGACACGGCCGGGGCGCAACTGAATCGCGGTGTGGTAACGCGAAACGGCAAGCGCATTGAGGCACTTGAAAACGCCACCATCGAGTACTTGAACCGTGGCGAGGACGTGAAAGTAAACGGCGTCACCCGCCCGGTGAATGGCTTGGAATTTTTCGCCAAGATGACCCTGCGGATCATTGCCACCACCTCGCACCTGCCGTATGAAATCCTCTCCGGCGACTACCAGGGGGTGAACTACAGCACCCTGAAGGCAAGCCGAAACGACTTTGTGCAGACCCTCCGGCCGCAGTGGGGGCGCAAGATTCGCAACTTCTGCAATCCAACCTTCCGCTGGTGGCTGGATAACGCCGTGCTCTGTGGTGAGCTGAAGCTAAAAAACTACTGGACAAACCAAGAGCACTACCAGAATTGTCTGTGGATACCCCCTGGCATTGAGAGCGTTGACCCGTTGCGCGAAACCAAGGCCATGATCGACCAGATCAACACCGGCACCCGCAGCCCGCAAGAGATCATCATGAGCCGTGGCCGCGACCCGAAAGACGTGGTTGCAGAAATCAAAGAGTGGCAGGAATTGCTTGCTGATTCAGGAGTGGTGCTTGATAGCGTGTCAACATCACTGCAAAACTCGCCCGGCGCGATCATGGAAGACGAAACAGTTAAGGCAGGTGCAAAATGAAGATCACGCAAGAGCAAGCACTAAGTCTTTCGCGCCAGTTCGGCGTTCCGGTTGAGTCACTGGAAGGCAAGACCGTTGAGCAGGCCCGCGCCGCCGTTGCCAATGCCGAAATTACTTGCCGAGCCGCAATCAGCCAGGCTCCGACGACAGCCAACGAGGATATCCGCACGGTTGACGTGGTGCTGGCAACTGAGGCTCCGGTGATGATCTTTGACGGCGCTCGCTGGGAAGTGGTTGACGAAGTGTTGACCATGGCCGGCCTACGTTTGTCGGAGATCCGGCAGGGAAAGTTGCCTCTGCTTGATTCTCACCAGCGATACACCGCAAAGAACGTTCTCGGAAGCACCACCAACCTGCGCATTGAAGGCGACAAGCTGGTTGGCACGCGCCATTACAGCGAGGTTTGCCAAGCGGAGTTCCGCAAGACAGTAGAGGGGCACCTAGACCAAGCCAGCGTTGGCTATCGCGTTTATGCCTGCACCTACATCGAGCCAGGCCAGTCAGCCGTTATCAACGGCAAGACATATTCAGCACCCGCAAACCGGGCGCTAAAACTCGTCACCGACTGGATTGCACTGGAGGATTCCGCTTGCCCTATCGGGGCTGACCCTGAGAGCGGCGTCCGTTCGCTTATGACCATTACCGCCAACAAGACCACCCCAACCAACACGGAGAAAGAACGAACCATGGAAAACACCGCCACCCCGCCCGCCGCCACCCCGCCCGCCGTGCCTGACGTTGCCGGAATCCGCGCCGCCGCGATTGCCGAAGAGCGTTCGCGCCAAGAAGGCATCCGCAGCATGTGCACAAAACTCGAATGCAACGACAAGGCCGAGGAACTGGTCAGCAAGGGCTTGACTATCGACGAAGCCCAGCGCCAGATCGTGGAGATCGTCCTCGCCCGCGCCGCCGCCGCCAGCACCCCGAAAGCCGGTGTCGGAGTGGTCGTCACCACCGACGAGCGCGACAAAGTTCGCGCCGCCATGAGCGACGCGCTTTCCATGCGGTGCGGTCACACGGTGGATAAACCCGCAGCCGGTGCCGATGAGCTTCGCGGTTTCACCATGCTGGACATGGGGCGCGAAATCCTCCGCCGCTCCGGCCAGTCCTACTCCGGCAACGCCATGGAAATCGCCAAGCGAGCGCTTTCCACCAGCGACCTGCCGTTGATCCTGGCCAACGCCGCCAACAAGAGCTTGAACGTTGCCTTCAACACCGCCACCGAGACATACAAGACGTGGTGCGGTGAGGGCGAAGTGTCCGACTTCAAGGAAAACACGCTGGTTCGCATCAGCGAGACCGACGACCTGTTGCAGGTCAAGGAAGGCGAGGGGTACAAGTACTCCAGTCGCAGCGACGCCAAAGAAACCTTCCGCGTCTACAAGTACGGCCGGCTGTTCGCCTACACGTGGGAAAGCATGGTCAATGATGACCTTGCCGCGTTGAACGACATCCCCGCCCAGCACGGTGAAGCATGCCTGCGCCTCGAAGGCGACATTGCCTATGCGGTGTTGACCGCCAACGCCGCCATGGGCGACGGCACGGCCCTGTTCCATGCCAACCATGGCAACGTGTCCGGCGGTGCCGGAGCCATTGCCCAGACCACCCTGGCCGCCGGCATCAAGGCCATGAAGCTCCAGAAGGACATCGGCGGCAAGCGCCGGCTGAACATCCGCCCGGTGTTCGTCATCGGCCCCGCCACCATCGAAGGTGCCGCCGAGGTGTTCTTCGGCTCCACCCTGCTCTCCAGCAACATGCAGACCAATCCGTACTCCGGTTCGTACTTCACCCGCGTCTACGATGCGCGGTTGGATGACACCAGCACCTCCGACTGGTACCTGGCCGGACCCAAAGGGCAGACGGTCAAGGTGTTCTACCTGCGCGGCAACCGCGCTCCGTACCTCGAAAGCCAGATGGGTTTCGGCACCGATGGAATCGAGTTCAAGGTTCGTCACGTGGTTGGTGCCAAGGCCGTTGACTGGAAGGCGCTGTTCAAGAATACCGCCGCGTAAAGTCCTCCCCCTCCGGCGGCGGGTTCCTCCATCATTCGCCAGCCTGCCGCCGGAGTTCTTTTCGTTGAACAAAGATTTGACAACCGCAAAACAAGGATAAGAAGACCATGAAAAATCAGCTTCTCGAATGCACTGACGTGCTGCTCCTGACTGTGGCAAACACCGTTGTTTCTGGAGACCCCGTACAGGTTGGCGCGGTAAACGGCGTTGCCGTTACCGACTACAGCGCCGACGACGGCAAGGCGACCATTCGCACGGAAGGCACGTTCACGCTTTCAGTCAAGGGCGTCAACGACGCTGGTAACTCCGCCGTTGCGCTCGGCGACCGCCTGTACTTGACCACCGGCGACACCCCGAAGATCAGCAAGAAGGCCAGCGGCAAGTTTTTCGGCGTTGCGCTTGCGGCAGTCAATGCCGGTGCCACCACCAGCATCGAAGTGGCCACCGTTCCAGTGGTTGGCAGTGACATCAATGTTGGCGGTGCCCACATTGCCGACGTTGCCGCAGCCGGTGCCGTTTACTCACAGGCCGAGGTGAATGCCATCCAGGCCAAGGTCAATGCGATCATTCTCGCCCTCGAAACCGCCAAGATTGTCGCGTCTGCCTAATCAAAGGCATTGCCAATATGCTTGACATTTCCGACATCATCATGACTGAATTCGGCACCAGTGCCACGCTTAACGGCGTGGTGCTGGCGAGCGGTGCCGTGGTTCAGACTGGGGCGGAGATGGGGCTGTTGAACAACCAAGATACACCGGTGCAACAGCGGACGGCGCTAGGCGAATACGCGAAGATCACACTTCGCGTTGCAGACCTGCCGTCCGGTGTCACCCCGCAGTATCGCGATGTAATTTGTGAAGGCGACCGCGAATGGCTGTTGCAGGCCAACATCCTGAAGCGCGGTGAGTCGTATGAGTGCGTTGGCGTGCGCCAGTTCCGTGCGGGGGTGAAACGATGAGCAGACGCTACACCGTTTATGCGCCACCGGGTGGCACGATCATGCGGATTGACGACGGCGCAACGCCGTACCTAAACTCGCTTGCTGTGCGCTTCCCCAACTTCACCGACCGCGCCATGCGTCACATGGCATGGTGGCTTCGTGGTATTGTCAAGACGGAGATGCGCGCCAGTGCTCCGGCCGGCCAACGCTGGCCGAAGACGGCGCAAATCACCAAGTACCGCGTCCTTGAGACATTCAAGAAGAGTTACAAGGCCGGGGATTCAACGCGTGGAAAGTTCGGCGACCCAAAGCAAGAGTCTGGACGCCTTATCAACGCGGTCGGTTACTCGCATCCGTCAATGCTCAATGTGCGCGTTGGCTGGCTGTCACGTTCGGCGGCAAAGATGGGGGTAATCTTTCAGGGTGGCCAGCAGACGAAGATCACCAACAAAATGCGGATGTTGTTCATGGCCGCCGGGGTGCCGCTGGCCGCCGGAAAGCGCATGATTAACCAGCCTCCGCGCCCAGTGTTCGAGCCTATCTTCAAGGCACGCCGTGAGCAGATTGGCGAGATCATCGAAACCCGCGTTGCCAAGCACCTTGACGACCTGGCCAGCAGTTACCGCGTGAGGGCCGTGGCATGATCAGATTCGACGCCATTACCGCCAATGCCAAGACGACCATCAGGAACAATGCCGCGTTCAATGCGTGGTGCATCGAAAACTTCGGCAAGCAGGCAAAGATTTTCATCGGCATCGACGAAGGAAACCCGCCGCGACAAGAGGATTGCCCGTTCGTTGCAATATCCTGCCCGCAGCGAATGGCCGGAGTTGAGGCGGACACGATAGTCTATCAAATGATAGTCACATTCGGAGTAACAAGCGAGGATGTTTCAATCGACACCAACGGCGACCAGACCCTAATCGGGCTTACACTTATGAGCCAGATGTGGGAGAAGCTGTGGTTGGCGCTGGTTGCAGGTTTTTCCGACAACGTTTTTCTGTCCGAAGAGGACACCACGCTCGAAGGCGTGATCACTTTCCCGATGTTCATCGGGGCCAGTCAAATCAACATGAACATTCCCAACCTAATCGGCGCAGAAAT